AGATCGTGAGCTAGTCCGCCAACTAGCAGGGCAGAGCAATGTCCCTAACGCCTGAGCAAGAAAAAAGAATCAACGACTTTTTCCACACTGACGACTTTGAAGAAGTCATGGGGCACCTGTCAGTTGATTTATACGAGGAGTGGTGCAAGGAGCGCGAACCCAAAGAACGGGAGCGTTTGTGGCTGCAAAGACAAGCACTTGATCAGTTGATGACGCGCCTACGCGCAATCAGCGATCAGGTTTCAGTGAGGAAAAATCGATGAGTGATAAAATAAATTCAGATGAAACCCCAGATGTGGGTTCGGAAGGCAGTCTACATCGCGCGCAGAGCGCGATAGAGCAATTGTTGGCCTCAGAAGACGAGCAAACCAGCGATTTGGATGAAACGACTGACAACGAGTCGGCTGACGATGAGTTAGACGGCGAGGCATATGAAGAGGCTGATGATGAAGAACCCGACGAGGACTTCGATTCAGATGACGATGATGCCGACATCGTTGATGACGACGACAGCGACGACGATGAGTCTGACGGTGACACCACTGTTTTCACAGTCAAAGTTGACGGTGAAGAGATAGAGGTCGATCAGGAAGAGCTCATTGCGGGCTACTCAAGGCAACGATCATTCACTAAGAAAAGCCAGCAACTGGCCGAAGAGCGCAAGGCGTTCGAGGTCGATAGAGATGCGGTTTTCTTGGAGCGGCAGCAGTACACCCAGTTATTGGGCGCCCTGCAAACGCAGCTGGTGGCATTTGATGAACCGGCACCTGACTTTGACAGGATGTACGAGGAAGACCCTATAGAGGCTAATCGTGCAGAAAGATTGTTCCGTAAAAAACAGGAAGAACGCCAAGCGAAGTTGCAGGCGATAGCACAAGAGCAGCAGAGAGTGGAGCTCGCTAACGCTCAAGAGCAAGACCAGCAAATGCGCGGCTTGATTACCCAGGAAGTGCAACGACTGCCCGACGTTATCCCAGAATGGAAGAACGCCGATGTCGCCGCAAAACAGCGCGAAGAGTTGCGCAAATACCTGATTGATCAAGGTGTCGCCGAAGAAGAAATCGGTGCACTCGTTCGAGCAGACCACATCAAAGTGCTTCGCAAAGCGATGCTCTATGACCAAGGTCAGCGCAGAGTCTCGAAGGCCAGGAAACAAGGCCGTCAGACAGGAACAGTAAAGGCAGGTTCCCGACCCACAAGCAAGCCCACAGCGCGAAAGACGAAGGCCGCAAGACAGCGTTTTGCTAAATCAGGTCGTCTCGATGACGCGGCGGCATTAATCGAACAATTGCTTTAAGGGTAAAAACCAATGGCTATCGTAACCAACACTTTCACAAAATATAGCGTAGTAGGCCTACGTGAAGACCTATCTAATTTGATAGCGAACATAGCGCCAGAAGAAACGCCTTTTGTAACCAATATTACTAAGCGGCGCAGCGTATCTAATACGTTTTACGAGTGGCAACAGGACTCACTCGCTGCAGCTGCACAGAATGCACACATCGACGGCGATGATGTTTCCAGCTTTTCAGCTACAACTCCGACGAGTCGTTTGGGAAATTATACGCAAATTCTGCGCAACGATTTCATTATTGCGGACAACTTAGGCGGATCGTTAGATCTCGCCGGAAAGCGAAGCGAAATCGCGTACCAGACGGCGAAAATCGGCAAGGAGCAACGTCGTGACCTAGAACTGAACCTGTGCGGAGTTAACCAGGCTGCTGTTGCTGGTAACAACACGACCGCGCGTAAGACAGCGTCTTTGTCTGCGTTCATCAAGACTAACACCAGCAAGGGTACTGGCGGTGCAGATCCGACCGTATCGTCTGGCGTAGTAAACGCAGCCCGCACCGATGGAACCCAGCGCTCCATCAGTGAGGCCATGCTAAAGGACATCGTACAATCTTGTTGGACTGAGGGTGGATCTCCCAGCATGCTGATGGTCGGTGCGTTTAATAAGCGAGCGATCTCAGCGTTTGCCGGTATTGCAGCACAGCGGTACATGGCGCCCAGCGATGGTCCCACGCAAATAATCGGTGCCGCCGATGTCTACCAAAGTGATTTTGGATCTATCTCGATTATCCCCAACAGGTTCAGTCGTTCGCGCGATGCGTACCTGCTTGACCCCGATCTAATTGAGATTGCAACGCTACGTCCTATGTCCAGCCAAGAGTTGGCGAAGACCGGCGACGCAACAAAATTCATGATCATCCAAGAAACGGGCTTACAGGTGAATCAGGAAGCTGGTCTTGGAATCATCGCTGACCTGACTACTTCGTAATGAGCAATCGACGCACTTTGTCCCGTGATGCCCAGACAGGTATCACGACGGACTTTATCTTCGAGGCGGGTAATACCGCCTCGCAAGATCAGTTTGTGATTGCCAAGTCGCAGGATGTGACGGCGTTCGTTGAGCAAAACAAAGTTGCGCGCAACGAAATAGATCGGCACCAAAAGCATGGTGAGTTCAGCAAAGTTGCGTCGATACCTCTGAGTATCTATTACGACCTGAAACAGCGCGGGATTGTTGATGATCAAAAGGCCATGCGCGCATGGCTGAACGATCCAGACAACCGCGCGTTTCGCACAAGGGATTCGCGCATCTGATGGCTATCACGACCTACGACGAACTGCAGAGCGCCATAAGTGATTGGCTTAATCGTTCTGATCTAACGTCGGCAATTAAGTCATTCATCTCGCTTGGCGAGGCGCAGATGCAACGCTCTATTCGTCATAGAGACATGATTGAGCGTGCACAGGCGTCAATAGACAGCGAGTACAGTGCGACCCCAGCGGACTGGATACAAAGCGTAAGTCTCATCCTGGAAACAACACCGGCCACGCAGCTGGAGTATGTGACCAACGAAGAGATGAATCGCAAAAAAACGCTGAATGTTGCGGCAGGTAAGCCGCAATGTTTCACGCACGTAGGCGATGAGATCCAGGTTTACCCAACACCTAGCGGTATTGGTTACACCGGCGAGCTTGTTTACTACGCGAAAATACCAGCGCTCAGCGACACCAACACAAGCAACTGGCTACTGGCTGCTCACCCCGACATCTATCTTTATGGATCGCTCATGCAGAGCGCGCCATATCTGGTAGATGACCAGCGCCTCGGCGTTTGGGCTGGGCTTTACCAGAAAGCCATAGATGACCTAACCATCTCCGACCAACGAACGCAGGGGCAGTCCAGCGTAAGAATGAGGGCAGCTCCGCTGCAATAAAACTATGGCTTTTACTGATTTTCTTGAGACAAAACTCTTAGCTCACACTTTCTCTAACACAGCGTACACGTCGCCGAATCCGGTTTACGTCGCGCTCTACACGGTTGCGCCAGCTGATGGTTCTGCAGGCACAGAAGTGACCGGCGGTGGATACGCACGGCAAAGCTGCGCGTTCACAACGTCAGGAAACCTGGCAACAAACACAGCTGCAGTTGAGTTCCCAACAGCCTCCGCCGCATACGGCACAGTCGTGGCGGTGAGTGTCTGTGACGCGGCTACGGGTGGCAACCAGTTGGCTTACGCGGCGCTGACAGCCAATAAGACCATCGGCGTTGGCGATGTCTTCCGCATCCCAGCGGGTGATTTGGACATTACGCTCGACTAGCGGTGAGCCAAGGCTACGGCAATGGCCGGTGGAACGCAGGCAGGTATGGTGAGTGGAGCTACATTGATGCTGCAGCTGCGAGCGCGGCTGCTGCTACTGGCAGCGTCAGCGCGGAGCTTATACAGCTCGGTGCGGCAACTGTCAGTGCTGCTTCTGTGGCTTCCTGCAGTGCTGTCACAACTTTCGCGGCAAGCGCTGCAAGCAGCGCATCGTCTGGTGCAAGCGCCCTTGGCGGTTTCCTTAGACTTGGCCAGGCATCTGCTTCGTCAAGCTCGGCAAGTGCAAGCGCCGGTGAAATTGTTAGAGACGGTACAGCGGTGGTGGCTGCACAGAGCGTCAAGACTGCATCTGCAAACTTCACTACTGGCGCTTCTGCAGCCGTTTCGGG